CGGGTGATTCTGAAACATTAACCTTCTGGTGTCCTACAGCTACAGCTATTTCAGAGGAATGGCTTTTAGGAGCAATGTCTTCTGCTCAAATCGTTTTAGACAAATATGATGCCTTGGCAGAGGGGCCAGCAATCGGAGTAGAATATAAAACTTCTACAACAAAAATAGGATTAGGTAGTATAGGGTGGACTCCGTATAACGGAAATGAGTTTACTAGTTTAGGATGGGTGCAGATAAGAATTTTCAAAGGTCTTGACGTACATGCGGAAGCAGGAATACTGGGAAGTACTGCTACTGACTCTGTATCCGCTTCCATTTCAATACCTCCATCTGGTTACTATGCTGAACCTTGTGGATGTCCTTTAAATAGAGTAGTTGTGGCTGGTGTGTCATGGGAAGATGCATCCACAGGAAGTTATGTTGCTTCGTGTCAATTTAACGGCATAGACATGACTTTAATATCTGGTGCGGAAGCAGTAGCTCCTAATAGCAGAATAAGCAATATTCAGCTTTATGCAATTTATGAAAACCAGTTACCATCTGTAGGTGGAGAGTATACTATAACCGCTCAGATTTCTGGAGCTAATGAACCAGATGTTCAACCATACTTAACTGCCGTAGTTCTACAGGATATTAAACAAAGAATACCAGAAGTAAGTAAAACGATAGAAATACAAAGAGCGGCTGGTTTACAAACATTTTCTCATTCTGTACCAGTAAGTGCTGGTGACTCATTTAGTCATATAATTCTACATCATTTGATCAATAGTGAAGGAATTGGAGATTCCCCACCTAGTGGTGGTGTGTATTTATCTCATAGTAATAGTCAAATTGAAGTATTTAATGAAGCTAATGATAACAGTACAGTAGGATTAACTTATAAAACAGTTCCATCTGGTGGTGGCACATATACATGGAGTCATACTTTAAGTAGTGGTGTAATAATTCAAAGACATATGATTTTCGCAAGTCTATGGGATAGGGAACCATGCTTAAATCCCACTACTATAGATGACGTTACTCTGACAAGCTCATCTTCGTCAAGCTCAAGTGAATCATCTTCGTCAAGTTCTTCGTCAAGCTCCAGTTCTCTAAGCTCTTCAAGCTCTTCTCTTTCATCTTCATGTCCTCCTACTATTATAGAAGATATAGGTCTGCAATCCTCATCCTCAAGCTCCAGTTCATCTAGTCAATCGTCTTCGTCAAGTTCGTCTTCGTCATCTAGTAGTTCGTCAAGTTCAAGCAGTTCGTCTTCGTCCAGTTCGTCCTCTTCAAGCTCAAGCTCCAGTTCCAGCGAATCTTCGTCCAGTTCGTCCTCAAGTTCTTCTTCTTCGTCCAGTTCCAGTTCGTCCAGTTCGTCCTCAAGTTCTTCTTCTTCGTCCAGTTCCAGTTCGTCCAGTTCGTCAAGTTCATCCTCATCGTCAAGCAGTTCAAGCTATAGCTCATCCTCATCGTCAAGTTCTTCTTCGTCCAGTTCCAGTTCGTCCAGTTCGTCCTCATCGTCAAGTAGCTCTTCTTCGTCATCTAGTAGTTCGTCTTCGTCTTCGTCAAGTTCAAGCGAGTCATCTTCAAGTGCTGTTCCGTTTGGTTGTCCTGTAGATGTTACAATGAACACATGTACAATAAGCGGAGGAGATCACATTTCTCTATGCAATTGTTTTGATGACGATGTGTTATGTATTAATGAATGTACTGGTGCTCCAGGTTTTGATGCTGATTTTACTTTTGAAGGATTGAATCCTTCTTTTCAATATACAGTTACTATAAGATTTAGATATAATCCTGCCAATCCTGCTCATATTATAAAATTAAGAATATATAACTACAATACTCTTTCTTATGATAACGTAACGGCAGATTCTACAGATTTCCCACAAAATGCTAACTACCAGACTAAGGTATTTAACTTACCTAGTACAATGACTAATTACGTTAGTGGTGGTGTGGCTGTACTTAAAACCATACATACGTCACCTGGAAATACACTTCACAAATTTTGTATAGACTGTATGAATTTAGCTGTAGGGTCATCTTCGTCAAGTTCATCCTCATCGTCACTTAGCTCTTCGTCAAGTTCCAGTAGCTCTTCATCCTCAAGTAGTTCGTCCTCAAGCTCTAGCAGTTCGTCAAGTAGCTCAAGCAGTTCGTCCTCAAGTTCTAGTAGTTCGTCCTCATCGTCAAGTAGCTCCAGTAGCTCATCTTCATTTTCTAGTAGCTCATCCTCAAGTTCAAGTAGTTCGTCTTCGTCATCCTCAAGTTCAAGTAGCTCCAGTAGCTCATCCTCAAGTTCAAGTAGCTCCAGTAGCTCATCCTCATTTTCTAGTAGTTCGTCTTCGTCTTCATCGTCAAGTAGCTCATCCTCAAGTTCAAGTAGCTCCAGTAGCTCATCCTCAAGTTCAAGTAGCTCATCCTCATCCTCAAGTTCTTCTTCATTTTCTAGCAGTTCGTCCAGTTCGTCAAGTAGCTCATCGTCAAGTTCAAGTAGCTCATCGTCAAGTTCAAGTAGCTCATCGTCAAGTTCTAGTAGTTCATCCTCAAGCTCAAGCTCATCCAGTTCCAGCGAATCTTCGTCAAGTAGCTCAAGTAGCTCATCGTCAAGTTCTAGTAGTTCGTCAAGCTCAAGCTCCAGCGAATCTTCATCCAGTTCCAGCGAATCATCGTCAAGCAGTTCAAGTAGCTCATCGTCAAGTTCTAGTAGTTCGTCAAGTTCAAGCTCCAGCGAATCTTCGTCAAGTAGCTCAAGTAGCTCATCGTCAAGTTCAAGTAGTTCGTCAAGTTCAAGCTCCAGCGAATCTTCGTCAAGTAGCTCTTCATCGTCAAGTAGCTCATCGTCAAGTTCCAGTAGCTCATCGTCAAGTTCCAGTAGTTCGTCTTCGTCATCGGAAAGTTCAAGTAGCTCTTCATCGTCAAGCAGTTCGTCCTCAAGTTCTAGTAGTTCGTCTTCGTCAAGCTCCAGCTTTAGTAGTTCGTCAAGTTCAAGTAGCTCATCTGAAAGTTCAAGTAGCTCAAGTAGTTCGTCTTCGTCATCCTCAAGCTCAAGTAGTTCGTCTTCATCGTCAAGCAGTTCAAGTAGCTCATCGTCAAGTTCAAGTAGCTCAAGCAGTTCAAGTTCTTCCTCTGAAAGTTCAAGTAGTTCGTCTTCGTCATCGTCAAGTTCCAGTAGTTCGTCTTCGTCATCGTCAAGTTCAAGTAGCTCATCGTCAAGCTCTAGTAGTTCATCTTCGTCAAGCTCCAGCTTTAGTAGTTCGTCAAGCTCTTCATCAGAATCATCTTCCTCAAGTAGCTCCAGCGAATCAAGTAGCTCATCCTCAAGTTCAAGCAGTTCGTCCTCAAGTTCTAGCAGTTCGTCTTCGTCAAGCTCCAGTAAATCAAGTTCAAGTAGCTCAAGTAGCTCATCTGAAAGTTCATCTTCGTCAAGCAGTTCGTTCTCTTCGTCAAGTAGCTCAAGTAGCTCATCCAGTTCGTCAAGCAGTTCGTCCTCAAGCTCCAGCGAATCAAGTAGTTCAAGCAGTTCGTCCTCAAGTTCTAGTAGTTCCTCCTCATCTTCTTTTAGCTCATCCTCATCCAGTTCATCAAGCAGTTCGTCCTCAAGTTCTAGTAGTTCGTCAAGCTCAAGCTCCAGTAAATCAAGTTCAAGTAGCTCCAGTAGCTCATCTGAAAGTTCATCTTCGTCAAGTAGCTCATCCAGTTCGTCAAGCAGTTCGTCCTCAAGTTCTAGTAGTTCGTCTTCGTCAAGCTCTTCAAGTAGCTCATCCTCAAGTTCAAGTAGCTCATCCTCAAGTTCAAGTAGTTCGTCTTCGTCAAGCTCCAGTTCTCTAAGCTCTTCAAGCTCTAGTAGTTCATCCAGCGAATCATCTTCGTCAAGCAGTTCGTCCTCAAGTTCTAGTAGTTCGTCTTCGTCAAGCAGTTCATCCTCATCCAGTTCTTCCTCATCTGAATCATCTTCAAGCTCAAGCGAATCAAGCTCAAGCTCCAGTATTAGTTCATCTTCAATTTCTTCTTCCTCATCATCAGTTAGCTCATCGTCAGTTAGCTCATCGTCATCTAGTAAATCTTCGTCAAGTGAATCTTCGTCAAGTTCGTCAAGTTCGTCTAGCGAATCAAGTTCTAGCAGTTCCAGTTCTGTTAGCTCAAGCAGTTCGTCACGGTCATCTTCGTCAAGCTCAAGTTCGTCAAGCTTTAGCAGTTCTTCAAGCTCAAGTTCGTCAAGCGTAAGCAGTTCTTCTTCTTCGTCCAGCGAATCAAGTTCAAGCAGTTCAAGTTCTTCCTCTGAAAGTTCATCCTCTTCATCAAGCTCCAGTTCGTCAAGCAGTTCTGAATCATCCTCTTCAAGCTCAAGTTCGTCAAGCAGTTCGTCCTCATCCAGTTCTTCCTCAAGTTCGTCAAGCAGTTCCAGCGTGAGCAGTTCCAGTAGTTCTGTATCTTCGTCAAGTTCCAGCGTGAGTTCTTCTTCAAGTAGTTCCTCATCTGTGAGTTCTTCTTCGTCAAGTGAAAGTTCATCTTCGTCTTCGTCCAGTTCGTCTTCGTCTTCGTCAAGCTCCAGTTCCGTAAGTTCCTCATCCAGTTCATCTTCGTCAAGTAGCTCATCGTCCTCAAGCTCAAGTTCTTCAAGTTCAAGTTCCTCAAGTAGTTCGGTTAGCTCATCTTCAAGCTCTGTATCATCTTCTTCTTCGTCATTTAGTTCATCCTCATTTAGCTTTAGTTCTTCAAGCTCCAGCTTGTCTTCAAGCTCTTCGTCTAAGTCATCGTCTTCCTCATCATTTAGAGAAGAAGGAGGAGGAGGATATCCTGTATATCCTGTAGCACCAAGAAGACCAGAATTTATTTGGTTCGATATTTCTTCCTCTTCGTCAAGTAGCTCTTCGTCAATATCCAGTAGCTATAGCAGTAGTTCATGGTCATCAACCTCAAGCTCTTCAAGTGTGAGCAGTTCTTCAAGCTCAAGTGCTATCAAAGTTACTGTACAGATACCAAAGAAATTTAATAAACAAATGATAATAAAGGTAACGGAGCCTAAGAGGAAGAAACCAAAGAAAGAAATTAGAATCAATGTTACCTTGAAAGAAGAAGTAAAAGAAGATTTGATTAAAGCCATACCAGCAAAGGAGAAAACAAAACAAGCGATTGGAATAGATATAAAAACGATCAAATCTAGTTAAAATTTTATAAATATTAATGAAAGCTTATACATTTTAGGAGAAGTAATTATGAATATCAAAATAAATGAACCTAAAACATTAGAATTTAACGTAGATACAAAAGGATGTAAAGAAGAGGATCTTAAAGGATATTTAAGATTTGTCTTTGAAGATGTAGAGTATGGATTTCCTGCTACTTTTAAATCTGGCACTATTAGAGTAAAAGTTCCAGCTTTCCAAACTCTTTTAAGTAATCGTCTTACAGAATCTATTTCTAATCACAAAGAAGTTACTGTAAATGCTCGACTAGACATTGTGGCTAACAATGAAGCTTTCGTGACTCCTTGGGAAAATGAAATAGACATTGAGGTTCCTGTAGACATTCAAGTTAAAGAAGAGAAGAAGTCTGTTATCACAGAGAAGAAAAAAATGAATGTCAACGATCCTAAGTTATTTGAAGCATTTGACGATGCCGTTAAAACCAGCAAGTTTAAAGATGCATTGGAAAAGGACATCAAACCAGAAGTGAAAGTGGATGAACCTAAAGAAGAAGACGTAGATGAGATGTGTGGAGCGGATCATAAGAAGAAGAAAAAGAAAGTTAAAGAAGATCCAGATCCAGTTCCAGTCAAATCTAGGTTAGCTCAATCACTAGCTGAAATTTACGTTAAGGAGAAATAATTATGCCAGTCAAACCAGAGAAAGGACAAAAGAGATGGCAGTATATGGATAAGTGTATGCATGAGATCACTCATAAATCAAAAAAAGAAAGATCACATGAACAAAGACTAGCCATTTGTTTAGGACAATGGGCTGAATTCTCTAACGAAGATGCCATATTGAATAAATTTGATTTACTTCTAATTGGAGAAGAGATGAAATGTCCAGAAGGACAAAAATACTGACCAGTTAAAGGTGAATGTGTACCAGTTGGTACAGGAAGAAAAATCAGACAAAGACAAAGACAAGGCAATGGAAAGGGAATGGGAGAATGACTCTAATTGATAAAATAGACAGATTACTAGTAGAACGCTATAGTGGGCCTACCGTTACTGTTACATGGGAGTTATGTGATCCTAAAGACTGGGATGGAGACACATGTACAGAAGTAGACATTAATCTTGGATTCTATCACACACCAGAAGAAAAAGAAATGGGATATATAAGAGTTCCAGAAACCTTTGAATTAGAAACAGTAGAGTTCGCTGAAAATATTACATACATGGGAAAGAAATATCGCTATGGACAAGCATTTCCAAAGCAATTAAGAAAACATGTCATGCAGTTTAGAGATCCTGTAGGACGTGCTGGATTCAAAAAAGGAAACTGGGAGTCATTTGTTAATAGGCAATTGTATGAAAAACTTGGTGTAGAACATAGATACATAGCGTAAATAGTTTGTTTACATTTACTTCCGAGTGGGGTATAATATGGACATCATTAATAAAATAGATAAACTACTAGGAGATCAAACTTCTGGAGCCACCACTACAGGTAACGTAGCAACTAACCTAGCTAAAGGACATGTAGATGTTATAGGTGGTGTACGTAGAGGAGTGAGTAGTATAGGTTATCAATGTCCGAAAGGTCAAGTATGGGATAAGACTACAAGGAAATGTGTTCCTTCAAAGAATGAGTCAAGTGTTGTGGGAGGATCATATATAGCTGGAAGTACAGTTAACATTGTGGGATCTGGACAAACCAGAGTTTGGGGAGACAGGCTCAGATGGATGATTGACCTTGATAGGAAAGAACCAGTAGAAGAAGAAATACCAGATAAAGCAGAACAAAATATTGAGATGAGGAAAGGATTAAAGTTTAACAACATATTAGGAGCCTACGTTCCGCAAGGAGATACGGAGATTGAGCCAAGATATGTTGAAGGAGAAGTATGATGAACTTAGTAGACAAATATTTGAAAGAAGACATGATTATTGAAGCTAGTAAAATGTATAAAAGCTTTGCTGATAGAATAAAAAGAGCCAAATCTGCTAAAGACATAACTAAGGTTTTAGGAGATATCAAAAAAGCCGTTAATACTAAAGATATAGACCAGAAAGAAGCTATAAAATTAGCTGATATGGCAGATGATAGATTGGAGGAAGTATAAATGTCTGATATAGATATTCTAGACAAAATTGAAGTAGAACAGTTAATCCAAGACACAAAAGAATTCATGGAAGATCCAGAGCTTGCAGAAGCCGCTGTTAAAACCGCTGGCTGGACAAAATCTTCTGTAGAAAAATTTGGGAAGACAATCGGAAAAGAACCTGGGAAAAAAGGATTCTTTGATGCATGTGTTATGAAGATGAAGGGAAGGGTAAACGATCCAGAAGGATTTTGTGCAAGTCTTAAAGACAAATACTACGGAAATACGGACTGGAGAGGAAAAGACAAAGAGAAGTGAAGCTAAAGCAATTTCTTAAAGAAGGTCAATGACCGCTTCAAACCATGTACGGTGAAATGCCTACAGGTGGTAGGTTTGGCCCTTATACAGAATATGAATTAGCCGCTCAAAACATGGCAGAAGCGGCACATTGCATACTTGGATCATTGGCTAAGTTAAATAGTAATACTCCTTTTTGGATGGAGAAAGGACACATTAAAGAAGAAATGGGTATTATAGAAAGAGCCATGAAAGAGTATACTAGAGATGTTTATCTTGGACGTGTCTTTAGACCTGAAAATGCTAAGAAAACAATAGAGTCTGTTAAGAAAGCCGCTCCTAGATTAGAAAAAGATGCAATGAGCGCAAGACGTAGAGTAAGTAAAAATCTACCAAAGGAAATACAGGATCTAGCAAAATATGCATATGATTTTTTAGTTCTTTTAGCAAGAAAGCTTTTAGATAGTGTAGAGCAAATAGAAAAAGGAAATATGGTAAACGCTTATAGAAATACTATACTACAAGCTTCTGTTAAAAATCTAAGAAAAATGGTAGATAGGTTTTTGAAGTTATCAGATGAAGGAACAATAGAAGATCCATATGTAAAACCACAACCCAAGCTAAAAGTTAAACGTGTTCCTAAAGGAACCATAGCAAAGATGACAAAGAAACAAAAAGAAGAGCAAAAGAACAGAAGAAAAGAATTAGAAAAAATGGACATAATGGATCTGCTATTCAAAAAGGATATATGAAGAAGAAGTTAAAAATAGACGAAACAATTTGGTCTGCTTATAACTATCCAGATGACGGAAGAGGAATATCAACTGATGACGATAGACCACCAGGGAATATCCTCATAGGCACTAAGTTTAAGCCTACCGACTACTTCAACAAATTGACTACATTTGCTAGAAACTGGGATTACGATGATGGTGAATGGACATGGGATCATTTTGAAATGGCTGGAGGAATGGAGGATTACGATAACTATTCTCAAACACTCCAAGCTATGAAATCATTGTTTCCAGAAGAAACATGGAAAAACATTTGGAAGCGAATGACTCAAGTAGGTGATAAAGAAACCACTAGAGATTTTGCGAAAGCTGGACAACCCCACAGAGATGCGAGTACTCAGTTAGGAAAAGACAAGGAGGATGTAGCTTTACCTCCAAAGGAGATTCAAGCAGAGGACTTGGTAAAGAGAATTGATAAACTCACCTTGTAATAGATGCAAGATGTATTGGGAAGATGTGAAATATTGCCCACATAAAAAAATATTTCTACCCAAAGAAAAATGTAAGGATTTTGAAGTGAAAGAAGAAGATCCAAATAAACATGTTATTAGGAGGTCACTATATGAATAAAAAACAAAGAATAGAAGAGGAATATTACAAAGATCCAGATTTTAATAGAAGAAATTTAGCCAAAGAACTAGATGTAGACGAAGCATATATAAGAAGCATAATTAGACCATTAAAGAAAAACACAATTAGACAAGGACATAAACCTCCAGAGGAATTTAGGGAGTTCAATAGAACATCAGAAAACAGAGCAAAACTTGACCTTCAATCAATTACAATTACTACTTTAGAACAAGCCTTGGAAGTAGCAGAAGTAGATTTGACTCAATGGAAAGTAGACAGGTATCATATTGGTAGCTGGCAAGTAACTATGAAACTCCGTAAAGAGACTGGGGAATATGATAAACAAGGAAGACCGATTTATGTAGATGAGCCTAAAACAGTAACCATGTATAAGATTCAAGTATGGCTAGTCAAACTCCATAACATGGAATGGGTAGAAGCCATTAGAAATCTTATTAAAGAAGTACCAAAGATGAGGACTCCGAAAGTAACACGTCCAGAAATTGAAGATCTTGGAAGATACCTTTTGGAAGTAGCTTTGATGGATGTTCATTTTGGTATGCTGGCATGGGGAAAAGAAACAATGCATGATTACGATATAGACATTGCTGAAAATCTTTTTCTATATGCAGTTGAGGACTTACTAAATAAATCGGCTGGATACAATCCGTCAAGAATTCTATTTCCATTTGGGAATGACTTCTTGCATATTGATGATCCAACAAACTTAACTCCACAAAACCGCAATCCACTTGATACAGATTCACGTCTAATCAAAATCTACACCAGAGCCAAGAAAGCAGTAATTAAAGCAATTGACTACTGTAGACAGATAGCACCTGTAGATATTGTATGGATTCCAGGCAACCATGATCCGAATGTCTCATATTATCTATGTGACGTTATCTCTGAAATTTTTGCACATGATGAGTACGTAAACGTGGATGTCGGGCCTAAGTGGAGAAAGTTCTATCCTTGGGGAGAATCTTTAATTTGTTTTACTCATGGAGTAGAAGAACCTATCAGAGATCTTCCAAGTATTATAGCTACAGAGCAACCTAAACTTTGGGGAGATTCTAAATACAGAGAAATCCATATTGGACACAAGCATAAGAAACAAGAAATCAGATGGGTCAATGTGGACACTCATGCTGGAACAGTCGTTAGAATGATTCCCAGTATTGCTACAGAGGATTCATGGCACTATAGAAAGGGATACATCAAAGGATATCATGCCGCTGAATCTTACATTTGGGATATGAGCTTTGGAATGATAGGTCAGTTCACTAGTTATATTGATTATGAGGAGATGGTGGATGATTAAAGAGGTAACATTTTTTCTAAATCATAATTTTGCTCCATAGTGTTAAACGTAATTTGCTCAACATCGAAGCCTTCGTTTTCATAGAAGTACTCACGTTCTCTGGCATGTTTTGCTAGATATTTAACGTCATCTACTATATCGAAAACGAAGGCTCCTTTTTCTTTACTCTCATGTTGTCTCAAAGCACGTCCTATGCTCTGGATAACTCTTATCTTTGATTTAAACGGAGCAGTTAATACCAAGTATTTAAGATTGGGTATATTAATTCCTTGCTGGAAAATTCCATATGTAGCAATTAGAGCAATGTTCTTTTCGTGGATCATCTTCTGTCTCCAATCCTCTCTTAGATCAACGTCATCTTTACCAGATAAAAACACAACACTTCTTTTTGTGTAGTTCTCAAGATGGTATCTTAATAAATTTCCTTCCCTATGAAATCCAACTAGAAGTAAAACATTATCGTCTAAGTAATTCACAAGATCCTTTATTAATCCCAGTCTGAATCTATGCTCAAATGTTTCTCTTTTAACGTCATCGTAATACTCTGCTTCCAGTCCTAAGTGATATTCAACATTTAACATTTTCACATTACACTTTGCTATATATCCTTGTTCTCCTAAGAGTCCAGATGGATATTCTCTTAAAACTGGGCCAAGGAAAGCCTTTGTATTAAGCGTTTCCAGTTCATCGAAAGGCATTGTACCAGTAAATCCAAGTCTGTACCTTGCTTTGGATTTTGAGAATATCTTCTTTAGTTCATGGGCTTTTACTTGGTGACACTCATCTCCAATTATAGCGTCATAGTCATCCAGTTTTTTCATATTGTTTTTCAAGGATTGCCATGTAGTAATTACAATTGTTTTAGCCCATTGAACAGGTTTGTTTTTTATCTTGTCATATATCCTGCCGATATACTTCTCCTTGATTCCATATTCCTGCATGTCTGTATAGAACTGCTCAACTAACTGCTTTGAGGGAACTATAATCAAGGCTCTTCTAACTCTTGTGATTGGTCTATTATCAAGTAGTGTCTTTATTATATAGGAGATGACAAGTGATTTTCCAGAAGCGGTAGCACTCCTGATAATTCCTTTGGTGTATCTTAAACAATATTCAATTGCTTCCTTCTGGTAGGGATGTGGGAATAGAGACAGATCATAGTTAATCTCTAACTCTTCTCCCTTGAATAAATTTTTTACTTCGTCATCTACTTCTAGCTGTACGTCTTTGTGTTTCTTGTGCTCTCTCAAATAGTCCAATAGCAGACCATATGGAAATGTACCAGCTTTAGTGATCAGGGATGTTTCACCATTCCAAACTCCAGCTTGATATGTCGGCATCCAATAGTAATCCTTTACCTTATGAGTAAAGGCTTTCTTCATTGCTTTCATATACTCTGGTGAATTGGTATGAATTTTTATTCGTATGTCTTTATATAATTCCAGTCTCGCTTTAGATGCCATGTCTTTCTCTATCCGTATATGTCTTCATTCTCCAGCCTTGCTGTTCAAAGGCTTTGTAGCACATTTCAAAAAATCTAACTCTTATTTTTTGTTTCTTCAATATCTTCTTCATTTGGATTATTTTCTTATCGGCTGGTAGACAGTATTTCTCAATTTCTGGTTTGCTCCATTCTTCATCTTGGTTGAACCTGTAATGTTTATACTGATTCCCTGTTAAAGCTTCCATTTTTCTTTCAAGCTCCTCATATATGTCAAGCTCTTTGTAGTAAAGCTCTTTATATTTTATGACTTGAAAAGTATTATCCTGTAGCTTCTCTTGGATATTAGTCTCATCGAACTTTACCATTTCTTCAATGGGATGTTCTTCTATCAGTCTTTCAAATATTTCTTTTTCACTAGGCATAGACACCACTCCTATTATAAATATTTACATTATCAACATACTAACATAAGTAAAATAAAAAGTAAACTCACAAAATTTAATATGTTTACAATTGAGCCAATTCTGGTATAATACCCACATGGAACGTGTAAATTCTGATTATCTAGAAAAAATTATTGTCAAAGGTATGACAAGTAATAAGGACTTCTTAGTTCTTGTGTCTTCTGTATTTGAAGCCAAGTATTTTGATGATCCTCACATTAGACATACCTTTGATTTCTGTAAGAACTATTTTGGTGAATACAATGAACTTCCCTCTAGAGACTCTATAATAAACTCTTCTGAGGAGGAAGTAGAAGGACTCAGAAACTTAATAGAAGAAGTAGAAACTTTGGAGTTTGATGTAGCGGAGGGATATCAGTTCTTATTGGAACAATCGAATGACTATTTAAAAGAGAAAGCCCTTAAAAGTGCAATCCTTGAATCTGTAGATGAAGTAGAAGATCCAGAAAGACGTAATAGAATACGTGACAGGATAGAAGATGCACTAGTCAAAGATCTAAAAATAAATTTGGGATTACATTATTTTAGACATCTACAAGACAGATTAAGAAGGATCTTTACTGCAAGCGAAAACAGAGTTCCCACCTTTTTCCCAATATTTGATGAGTTCATTAATAACGGCTTTCCTCCTTTTACTCTAAGTATTTTAACTGCAAAAATTCATGGTGGTAAGAGTAACACAATGGCTAATTTTGCCGCAAGACAAGCCATTAACGGCTTAAATCCAGTAGTAATTTCTCTGGAAATGGGTGAGGATGCTTTTGCTCAAAGGTTCGATGGTATCTATTCTTTGATGGATATAAACAGGATGTACCTTTCACGTCCTAACAAACAAAGATTGATAAGCAGACTAAATGAAATTGGAAGAAGAGAAGGAAGAGGAGAAGTATTCATCAAACAGTTTCCTACTGGAGAAGCTTCTGTAATAGATTTCAAGGTATTTTTGCGTGAATTGATAATGAGAGATATTACTCCGCATATACTTTATGTTGACTACATTAACTTAATGAAAACAGCTTACAAGGTTGAGAATAACATGTATTCAGTAGTCAAGAGAATAGCGGAAGAGCTTAGAGCATTGTCATTTGAATTTGAGATCCCTGTAGTATCTGTATCACAGCTAAATAGACAAGGAACATTTGTTAATTTTGAAGCCCTTGACTTTAACTACGTAGCAGAATCTCTAGGTGTTCCTGCTACCGCTGATTTCATGGCTATACTGGGAACAGACGAAGACCAGATGATTTATGAAAATGAAATTCTTTACAAGATAACTAAAAATAGACTTGGAGGAAGAGTGGGGCAATTCGATAAATTTTATCTGGATGCTAAGAGTTTAAAAATGTATGATCGTAGTGAAATGGATGAATGGATTCAGGATGCTGAAATTTCAGGAGATGAAAGAAGATCAGTAGACCACGATAGTAGAGAAGGAAATGATTAATCAATTATTAGGGCTTTCTTTAGGAGCAATAACTGGAGTTATTGGTAAATTTGTGGGAAATTTATCTGGAGAACATCAATTATATTCAGACTACCAAAGAAGAATATTGGATGAAATGGAGGACTATGAACATTCTTCTTCTATGTCTTGGTTTTCGTCTTCTGCTTCTTCAACTACTGATGACATGGAAAGTGAAGCTTTAGGAACTCCTTATTTTGCAAGTATTAAAAAGAGACTTGGGGAAGAAGAAGAGTTTTTCAAAAAGGAAGAATTCGATGTTGAGTAAAAAGCAAATAAGACTTTTGCAATTACTAGATACTCAATTTGTCAATTGCAAAAAATGTACGCTGTATCCTAACGGAATGGCAAAACCTCTATGGAATCCGTTCAATAGATTTGCGATTATAGGAGAAGCCCCTGGTTTCAATGAGGTAAGAGGAGGAGAACCATTTGTAGGAGAAGCAGGAAAGATATTAACTGATAATATACTAAAACTTGGATTTAAAAGGAGCGATTTTTTAATTATCAATTCTGTTAATTGCAGATGTGTTAAAGCTGGAACTAACGCTAATGGAAAACCTACCAGATCTCAGCTACATGCTTGCCAAGACTGGCTCAGAAAATATTTGAAAGTAGTGAATCCAGAGAAGATACTTTGTCTAGGAAACTTTGCTAAGTACTACTTTACAGAAAGTTGGGATGGAATAATGTCTCAAAGAGGAACATTCAGGCAGTATAAGCTTGACGAAACAAGTAGAGACTTTCCTGTTTTATTTACTATTCATCCTGCTTTCCTGATATACCAAGAAGAGAGGATTAAAGAGTTACAAGCAGATCTGGCACTATTCAAGGAGTTCAAAAATACAGTAGAAGAAAATTGGACTTTCAAAGAAGAGGAATTCGCTATATGAGCATAATAGATGATTATAGCAAGTTTGTATTTGCCAAGGGAAGACAGATGGGTAAAACTGAAATGACTAGAATGACTATTCCTCTTATACGAAAAGTGTTCCCTAAACTAATGGCAGAAGAACTGGTTGGTGTACAGCCAATGGAGGGGGTGAATTATGGAAAGATAATAGAAGCATTAAAAATAATAGACCAGACAAATAAATTTATAGAATTTTTTAAAGAAGAAGAATTTACCATAGAATAAGCCGATGGGATGAAGAAATCCATAACGCTTGAGGAGGTATCATGTTTAAAAATTGTTATTATGACACACAAACTTCAACTATCCATCTTTGGGAGCAATTAGAAGGAGAAGATCTAAAAACCGAAATTCCTTGGACACCTTATCTTTTCTTACCTTCCAGAAAATCAGACATCAAAACAATCTACGGAAAACCAGTACACAAGAAAGAATTTGAGAATTACTTTGACTACCATAAATTTCATAAAGCTAACAATGCCAGTCATCTTTATGAAAACAATGTGAAGTTTGAGACTCAGTTTCTTGCAGAAAGATATCATGGGATACCAGACGAAGATATCTATGTTCCAATTTTGAGAACCTACTACATAGATATTGAAGTCTACTCTAAAGACGGAGGATTTCCAGATCATAGAAATCCAAAAGATCCCATAACCGCTATCTCCATAAGAGATAGTAGATCTTCAAAAGTGATGACGTTTGGATTTAACTACGTCAATAATAGAGTCAAATATACTGGTAACAGAATAGAAGGATTAACGTATGTTCATTGTGAATCGGAAGAAGAACTTTTGAGAAGGTTTCTGAAATTTTTACATTACGAAGATGGTAAAAATGCACCAGACGTTTATAGCGGCTGGAATATTTGGGCTTTCGATTTACCTTACATAATCAATAGAACAAAGAATATTTGGGGAGATCAAGAAGGAGCGGAGATGTACAGTCTCATGTCTCCTATAAAGAAGGTCAGTATTTGGAAGCAAAAACTTTCCAATGATATTAACATTGACATGGGAGGAGTTACTATTCTGGATTACTACAATGTGTATCGCTGGTATGGAAAGAAGCTTGAGAGATACACACTTGAGTATGTCTGCCAAAAAGAACTAGGCAAGGGAAAACTTGACTGGTCAGAATATAAGAACCTAAATGAGTTAATGGAGAATGACTGGAATACCTACATTGAATACAATGCCATTGATACCATACGTGTGCATGACTTGGAAAACAAGCTAGGGTATATCCGAATGATCCAAGCTTTAAGTCTTCTTTGCAAAGCTCCTATGAAATTCTACAACGCTCAAACCCAGTTGATTGACGGTTTGATGTTAACTCACTACAGGAGAAATAATCTTTGTGCTCCTCATTTCTATGGAGGAAATCAGGAACCATTTCAAGCGGCACATGTTAAAGATCCACACGTAGGATTGCACCAATGGGTAGTGGATGTTGATATCACAAGTAGCTATCCATCCCATATTATCACATTGAACATGTCTCTTGAAACCTTTGTTGGTAAAGTCTCTGGTATGCCTGAATATCAGGTAGTCAAAAATGTTGCCAGAAGAGAATTCGGTGAATTTAAAATGTTGAAAGAAGAAAAAGGAGAATGGAAAGTTGTAAAAGTTGACAAATTTAAATTGGAAAAATTTAACACCGCTCTGAAAAGAGGACTATTGGCTATTGCACCTAACGGAGCTATATTCTCCACTACTAAAGAAGGAGTTGTGGCACAAGTCGAGAAGAATGTGTTCTTTAAACGAAAAGAAGTAAAAGGCAAAAGAGATGAACATGGACACAAAGCAAATGAGACAGAAGGTAAAGAACAGCAAAGACACAAAGAGCGTGAAAGAGAACTTGACTCATTGCAAAGTGCTCTCAAAATTATGATGAACGCTTTCTTTGGTATTATGAGTGTTCCGTATTCCAGATACTTTAATGTTCATATTGCTTCTGCTATTACCGCTGGAGGAAGACACACCATCAAACAGGGAGAAGTATTTTGTAATGAGCTTCTAAATGATCCAAACGAAGATCTTATAGAGATCTTGAAGGACTTGGGATTTATTGGTGCTCCTCCAGTTCTAGATAAGGATTACGTAAAGTACATTGATACTGATTCTCTATTTGTTGGATTGGGAGAATGGATTAAAGATTATGGACTAGGTGATGCATGGAGTAATTTTGATAGAGAAGAAAAAATAATGTGGATTAAGAAAATCTCTAGCATCATTGAAAAGTACATTGACGATAGGATCTTCAATGAAGTCCAGTTGAGAGATTACAATTCTCAAGTACATGATTTTAAGATAGGATTCAAACAAGAGATTATCGCTCAATCCGCTCTATTCGTGAAGAAGAAGAAATACTCTTACTATCTTGTAGATAAAGAAGGAGTACCAAAGGATGAGCTAAAGACTACAGGATTAGAGATTGTTAGAAGCGATAGCTCAGAAGCCATTAGACCACGTTTGAAAAAAGTAATGGAGATGATTGTTAAACAGGAACCAGATAAAAACATAACCGCTACCATCCGTAAGTATCGCAAGGAACTAAGGGAGATGTCTCCAGAGGAGCTAGCCGCAAACGTAGGAATAAACAATATCCGCAAGTACATTAAACCAGCCGATGGACATCCTCATGGAAGACCAGTAAAGGGAACTCCTTGGCATGTCAAGGGAGTCTACAATTACAGGACTCTTTTAGATCATTTGGATATCAAGGATAAGTATGAGGACATTCAAGAAGGTCTAAAAGCAAAGGTTATCTATGTCAAGAAGAATCCGTTTGAAGTTGACACCATAACATTTCAAGAATGGCCCATTGAGTTTAATGACGTGCTCCAGTATGATCACGAAACCATGATTGAAAAATTTTTCGTCAACAAAATAAGGACGCTTCTTGAGCCGCTAGGCAAGGAGCATATCATTGACCATGACGAAGAAAAATTGAAGGTTTTTTTCTAATAGATTTCTAATAGATTTCTAATAGACGCTAATAGAAGGTGACGCAAATTGTTGTCAAAGTGACAATTTTTGTCACCTTTTTTTATGGTATATCTCCGTAAGTATCTGATTTTATTACAAGTGGGTGTTTGGCACGAAACTTGCTTATATAATAGATTA